TGTTTTTGAGCATTATTAAAGTCTCCATTTTCCAAGACATCTCTGGCTTCGTCCTTGAAACTTTCGATATTCTTCTGGAGATATAAGGATATATCAGATTTAGAACTTATTTTTTGAGGAACATAATTTTCAGATTGCATAAACTCACCACCTTTCTAGTGGGATTATAGCATAGACAAAGTGGCAAGACAATGCAATAGAAAGAGGAAACATGAAAAAAAATATTAGAAAAAAATTGCGGTACGACACATGATTTTGAAGAAGGGAGAGAAGCGGAATGGAAATAAAATGCACGGTTGAAGAACTATTAAAAATGGTATCAGCTAGTTTTACTGACACCATAGAAATAAAAGAACCTACAATAGTCAAAACAAAAGAACTTACTTCTGAGTTGAGTCAATTGAACCAACAGAAACGCCGATAATTTGATCAATAAAAATTTCAACAAAAGGTAAGTTGACTGGACGATTACTCGTCAAAACAGTTACATTTTCTAGCGTAATTGAGATTGGATTTTCTTCGACCTTTTCTAATTCAGAGCATTCTTCACTATGTTCATAAGCATCAGAAGCCTTCAAATAGGTTTTTTTATAAATAGTTAATAAATCATCGCCTTCTTGAATTTCAAGGTTATCGTAATCGGGAAAATCTCTCAAAGTCCCAACATATATTCCATTTGCTGTATGGACTATCAATTTATCATTGTTATTTTGCAATTCATTTAATGCTTTAATCATAGTATTCATGCAAAAAATCTTGGAATATTTGTTAGAATAATATTTTTTACTCATATAAATTCACCTCGCTTTCGAGGAAATTATATCACAAATGAAAAATTAAAGAAAGGAGTGAAAAAAATGAATGTAAGAAAAGAAGCAACTATGAACTGGGAAGATGCTCCTGATACTATCACACCAGAAATTTATGCACAACTAAGAGGGCGTTCTGTGAGATGGGCTAGAAGTAAGTTCAAAGAAAAAAACTTCCCGTTAATAGACAATGGAAAGCCCATCGCAGACAAGACAGCAGTAAAACTTTATGACATTGGAATTGATATAAAAAATCAACCAAAGCAAGGGATTGAATTTTTAATCTTGCTGGAGTTGAAAAAAGCAAATGAAAGATACAGGCTAGAAGCGGAAATATCCACAAAATAACGAGAAAATGTGGATAACACAAACGAAAAAATATTGAGAGGAGGGAATACGAATGAAAAAGAAATTAAGACAAGCATATTACCAAGGAATGAAAGACTTAACAATGTTTTTAATTTTAGTAGGAATATACGACTGGATTGGATTAAGTATCATTTTAGAATTTTTGAAATAAAGAAACGGAGGAAAAAGAAATGGGAGAAATTATAGCATTAGTATTTTGTATAGGAATATTCTTGGCAGGCTTCATTTCTGGAAAGTCTATTTACAAGGACGAGCTAAACGATTTAGACAATCGATTTAGAAGTGTAAAAAAATGGTGGATTGAGGGAATAGAAGAAAGAAAGCACTTAAAAGTATTCAAAATGAAAATTAGAAATATTATAGATGGAACTGGCACAATTCAACAAAAATACCAAAAAATAAAAGACTTAGTCCAAGAGTACAAATCAACAAACTAAGTCTTGGCATAAATATACAAATTCAAAGCCATCTTTATTTTAACACAAAAAAGGTGGCTTTGCAAGAAGGGAACAAAAATGAATGAAATTACAAAAGAAGTGATAATAAAAACGGAGAAAACCTTGAAACAGTTGGGCTTTAAGATTACTCGAAAAGCATTTGAATATTGGTCCTTAGCAGTAATTATAAAAATCAGACAACAAGATGTTACGATGGAACAAATATATTCGCTGATAGCCCAAAAATATAATGTTTCTGCAAATTGTGTTTCAAAACGAATATGGCTATTTGTTGATAATGCTGATAATCAAAGACTTCAAAAGTATTTTGAGATAGAAGAAAAAATAACTCCTTCTATATTTCTGACCTGTTTGGCGAAAGATGTGAAAAGGCAGATTGAAGCAGAAAGAAAATAATCAAAAACAGTACATTGAAAATTAAATAATACCAGACAAAATGCAGTAATACCAATACTTATAGATATTATAAAAAATATTTGAAAAAGTTTCAAAAAAGTATTGACACAACTCGTACCGAGTGATAATATATAATCGTACCGAGGAGGTGAGAAAATATGATTTCTTGTGTAATAAAAAGGCTAGTCACCGCCTACCAAGCAAAACGACTAGCCAAAACAAGAAAAATTAGAGCAAAACACAATTTTGAGCAAGCCCAACTAATGTATAATGCTCTAGGACAGAGAGATTACTAAAATCTCTCTACTCCTTTTCTTGACAAGATTATATATCGAAACGATACGTCTTGTCAAGAAAGGAGGCTCTATATATGGAGGAGCGAAAGTTGAAAATAATATTTAATAAAAGTGGAGATGGATATATTTCGGGAAAACTAAGCATTCCAACAACATGGTTAAAAGATATGGGCTTGACTCCAGAAGATAGAGAAGTTGAGGTCATATATAACCAAAAAGAAAAATTATTTATAACCAAGAAATCGAATTAAATAAATAAAAACTACTTAACACTGCACAGTCTGGTAAACCTCAGTATTAAGTAGCCATCAACTTGACTAAAAGGTTAAGCCTATTAGTCGTATTCATTATACGATTTTTAGATGCCTCTTGTCAAGTTGTAAACTTAGCAGGAGGTTTTTGTATGGGTACTTATACTGAATTTTTAGAAGAATATCTGCAAGGTAGCAGATATATAAAGAAAGGCACATATAAACTTATGAATGGAGTATATCGTGCCATACAAAACGGACGAATAACATTGGAAACATTTAGCCAAATGCTTTCAAGTAGTCTAAAAAACAAAGGAAGGAATAGAAGAAATGAAATATAGTGTAATTATTATTAGTTCAGACAATTTAATCGATTATTACGAGGACTCAGCAGATAGCATCAGATATGACAACTTGGAAAAAAGCGAAGTAGATAATCTAATAAGGTTATCACTTATAGAAGATTATTCTGTAGTAGTCCAAAAATATAAAGAAAAGGAATAATGCTGGACAAAGTTTACTAAACACCAAGAGAAATCCACAAAATTAACTTTAGATTTCATAGAAAGGAGAGAAACAATGAAAGATCCAGCATTCTTATTTTATAGCAGCGACTTTCTTTCTGAAACTATTTTAATGACAAATGAGCAGATAGGACAATATATAAAATTACTATGTTTGCAACATCAAAAAGGTCATTTGAAGGAAAAAGATATGTTAAACATATGTAATTCATATGACGAAGATATTTTTTCTAAATTCAAAAAAGATGATGATGGTACATTTTTTAATGAACGATTGGAAAATGAGATTAACAGAAGGAAAGCATACTCTGAAAGTCGTAGAAATAATAGAAAAAAGAAAGATTTAATACTAGAAAAAAACAAAACATATCAAAAAGATATGTTCAACATATGTAATTCATATGTTGAACATATGGAAACTGGAACTGAAACTATAACTATAACTGAAAATAAAAAGGATAATAGGGGTGTGGGGGAAGAAGGAAAAACAAAAAAGAAAACACTGGATGATGTGCTTAAAGAAAACCAATTTCCTAAGGAATTGGAGAATACACTAAAAGAGTTTGTGGAAATGCGAAAAACACTAAAAAAGCCAATGACTGCGAGAGCCTTAGAGTTGTTGATTAAAAACTTGAAAAAGTTGACGAACTTAGAGAGCGAGCAGATTGAGATATTAAATCAATCTATTGAGCATGGCTGGCAAACAGTATATCCGCTCAAAAGCAAACTTACCAACAACGCAAAGGAGGAATTTCTAAATGGATAAAAAGGAGTTTCTCAAAGGAATAGACAAACTGGAACTAGCATATTCGAGGAAGTTCTCGAATATGCAACTGCAACTTTGGTACAGCAAATTAAAAAATCAAACTGTCGAAAAATTTAATGCAGAAGTAGACGAGCTCATAACGAGAAATATATATATGCCAAGTCTTGCGGAATTTGTTACTGAACCAAAAAATCAATATGCCAATTATGAACAAAGGGATTTAACAGGTATAGATTTCAGCAAATTTTATGCGAACAGGAAGGAGATATTGTGAACATAGCACAATTAGAAAATAGAAAAGCACCAGAAGTGTTTTCAAAATATAAAGTATCGACAGAAAAGAACCATTTATCAAATCGCAATAAGGAAAAACCGAAATTAGAATATAAATATTATTGCTGCGACTATTGCCACAAAGAAATAAAGATTGAGAAAAAGTGGGAACATCGAGATGGACGGAATTTTAGAAATTCCACTTTCAATGTGGCCAAGAGGTAAATTCAAAATGGCATTACACAACCGTTGCTATAAAGCAGCGCTAAAAGAAATTGAAGCAAAAAAGAGAAATTTGAAATGAAATACATAATAGAGAAGGAGAAAAAGATGGAAGATGTACAAAAGAAAATCTATGAATTAGTTATTCCTGGTCCAATCATGTCTAAACAAAGACCAAGAATGAACACGAGAAGCGGAAAAGCCTACACGCCAACGAAAACAAAGAACGAAGAATATCTAACAAAGCAAATGTTTGTGATGAGATATCCAAATTTCGATCCGATAGAAGGTAAAGTAGCACTTTCAATTATCGCTTGCTTTCCAATTCCAAAGGGTACAAGCAAATCAAGAGAGGCAGAGATGTTAGCAGGAATTACAGCACCGACTAAGAAACCAGACTGGGACAATATTGGAAAGTTAGTAAGCGATGCACTAAATAAAATAGCGTACCTTGACGATGCTCAAATCGTAAAAGTGAACATCATCAAGAAATATGCTAGAGTATCTGAAACTATTATAAAAGTAGAAGAATTATAAAAATGAATTGATAAATGCAAAATTTATCGATTACAAAAAAGGAGGAAAAAAAATATGGAAAAAACAATCGAAGAACTAGAAAAAGAGCTAGAAAAAATCAAAACAAAAATAGAAAAATTAAAACAAAAAGAACAAACAGAATGGGTTCCCAAAATTAATCAATTGTATTATTGGGTAGACCTAGATTCAATGGAAGTAAACTTTTACAACTGGGATAATGAAAATGTTGACAACGTTCGACTTAAACACAAAGTAGTGTTTAGGTATGAACAAGAAGCCAAAGAATGGCTAAAATACTTACTTGAGAAAGAAAAGATAATGAATGAATTTAGCCAAGAAGAATGGGAAGATGAAAACATAAGTAAGTATTGCATTAATTATAAACATGACGATAAAAGTCTTGGTATAGATATTAACTGGGCACACCAAAAACTGGACGTTTTATACTTCCGCTCACAATTTGATGCACAAGCCTTTATTAATAAATACGAAAAGTGCATCAAAAGGGATATGGGAATATGCGAGAACCAAATAGAGTATATGAACAAGACAAACTGCTCAATAAAGACCACGTAGCAACTCCACGATATGTTGTGGAGAATATATACAATCTAATACATATAGAACAGTTTAAGAACATATGGTTCCCTTTCAACAATTACGATTCGCATTTCAAATTAAGGGCTACAGATAGAACCTGGAAGGAATTAGAAAGCCTATATAATAAAAATGGAATTGATATAGGCATAGATTATGGGGAAGAACCAGATATGCAAGTAGAAGTTTACAAGAAAGGAGCAGATATATTATTATGCAAAACACAAGAAAAAATGAAAACAGATGCGTAACAATAGAACTTTCTACGAATATTGATAATCCAGACATAGGAATAATTGGTGGATTTGAAAATGGAAAGAAAGTAGTAAGTTTTTACAAAGTAAATAGAAGTAAATACGAACCGAAACTGAAACTAGGAAAAGCCACAAACAACAAGCAAGACTTAATAGAATTGATGGAAAATAGCGAGTTAATAGGGAAATTAGTATTCCATCACCAGGAAAGTATAGAAAGTCTAATGCTTATTTTAAGCGAAGTATATAAAAAGGGGGAAAGAAAGGAGAAATGAATATGACTGCTATAATCATAACACTTATTATTTGTGTAACGCTAATTATAATGGCGTATTTTGGAAATCAAGGAAACGAAAGGAAATAGAATATGAGCACGATTAGAAAGATAAAAAGAAACAAATTGAAAATAGCACAAGGAAATAACAAGATAAGAGTTGCGTGGGAATTTTATCAAAAAAAAGAAACGCAAAAGACTAGCATTCTAGAAATTAGAAATATCTCTAGAAGCGGAAAGGAAATAGAATGGTTGAAGGGCTAACAAAAGAAGTTATTTCAGAAGTTGAAAGAGATTTACGAAAATATCCAGATTGGATCTTGAGGATAGAAGCAAGCGGTTTGGGAATAACGAGTAAAGCATATAAAGACTATGAAACATACGATTTCAAATCTTTAGTAGAAAGTTCAACAGAATACGATGAAATCGTGAAAAGAAAAATCGTAGCGATTGAGAGTGTTTATGACAGAAGACTTTTTGGAAACAAAAAGAAATTGATAGAATTAAGATACTTTCAAGATGCAACCAGATGGGAAGTGATGAAAGAATTGCAATTAAGGAAGAATGAATATTACAGAATAAGAGATTCTGCAATCCTGTCTTTTGCTAGAGTATTAGGCTATATAAAGCTTTAGAAAAAAAGTTGGACAAAAACCGGACAAAAACCAGACATTTTTGTAGACAATATCCAGATGTCAAGTTATTATTATGCTAACCCCGAAAGTGGGTTCCGCGATGAACCTCTATAAAAATTTCAGCAAAGTAGTCATTTATAAGGATAGATGACTACTTTTTCTTTATAAAATAAGGAGATAGAGATTGAAAGAGTATGCAGAAAAATTTTACAAATCAGATGCATGGAAGAAATGCAGGATAGCATTTATAAAAAGTTTACCAGATAAGACATGTAACAGATGTAAAGAAAAACCAGGAAAGATAGTACATCACAAAGAGGAGATAACACCGTTAAATATAAATAATCCAATGGTAACTTTGAATTTTGAAAACCTAGAATATGTTTGTCAAGATTGCCATAATAAAGAACATCACTCAAATCTAGCGGTTAGAGAAGATGTTATGTTTGATTCTGACGGAAATCTTGTAAAAAATATCCCCCCCACAAAAAACAAAGATGTTTTCCCCTAAGGGACCGAGGGGGGGGCCTCCAAAAAATACACCGGTCCCATACGCGGGAGGGGGGTACAATAAAAGAAAGTAGGTGAAAGTATTGACAAAATCGAAAAAACAGAAAATAAAAGAGGATAAAAAAACACTATTAAACCAGATTTTTGAAAGTGTAAAAGAAAATCAGAAAGCCTTAGTCTCTGGCTTAATTGAACAGGCTGCTTTTATGTATGCACAATTAACAGAATTGATTGAAATTATCGAAAACAAAGGTATCGTTGAAAAATTCAAACAAGGAAAGCAAGCATTTTTGCGTGAGCAACCAGCAGTTAAGACATACAATGCGATGATTAAAAACTATAACATTACAATTAAGCAGTTATCTGAATTTTTGCCACCAGGCAATTCTATACCGATGGATGACGATTTTGAAAAATTCAAACAGCGAAGTAAATAATGAATTATATTGAAGAATACTATAAAAAAATTAAAAGTGGAGAAATTGTTGCTTCACGAAAAGTCAGAATCGTCTATAAAAAATTGGTAGAAGATATAAAAAATCCAAGAATAGTACGAACAGAAAATGAAATCACAGGAGAAATTGAAGAACATAAATACATTTATAATAATGAGAAAGCATTACACGCTATTGAGTTTATTGAAAAATTCTGTAGGCATAGCAAAGGTAAAAAATGGGCAGGACAACCGTTCCTCTTAGAACTTTGGCAAAAGGCATTAGTATCAGCAATGTTTGGATTCGTTGATAAAGAAACAGGATTTCGAAAATATAGAAAAGTAATCCTCTTCGTTGCGAGAAAAAATGGAAAATCTACATTAGCAGCAGCAATTGGATTATATATGTTAATGGCAGATGATGAACCAGGAGCAGAATGTTATTCGATTGCCACAAAAAAGGACCAAGCGAAAATATTGTGGCAAGAAGCAAAACGAATGGTCAAGAAAAATCCGCTCTTCTTAAAACGAGTAAAACCACTTGTAGCAGAATTATATTATGAATCTGAAGAATCTACATTTAAGCCACTATCCAATGAGAGTGATACTCTGGATGGATTAAATGCTTCATTTGTAGCAGCAGACGAAGTTCATGCAATGAAAGATAAAAATTTGATTGATGTAACCTACGATTCGATGGAAACAAGAGATCAACCAATTTTCTTTGAAACTTCTACAATGGGAACAACCAGAGAAAATGTATTTGATGGCGAATACGATTATGCTAGTAACGTTATCAATACTTACGAAGATCCTTCATTAGGATTTGTTGATGAAACGCTACTTCCTATCATTTATGAGTTAGATTCAAAAAAGGAATGGACTAATGAGAAATGTTGGGAAAAAGCAAATCCTGGTCTAGGAACCATAAAGAAGATAAAAGGCATAAGAGATAAAGTTGCAAGAGCAAAGATAAAGCCAGACGAATTGAAAAATTTATTATGTAAGGACTTCAATGTTAGAGAAACAAGTGTATCGAGCTGGCTATCTTATGAAGATTTGAACAATGATGCAACTTACAACTTGGCAAAAATGAAAGTTCGATATGGAATTGGCGGAACAGATTTATCTAGTACAACTGACTTAACAGCAGCTAAAGTTATTTTTATGCTTCCGAATGATCCGATTATTTATGCAATGCAACAATACTGGCTACCAGAAGAATTATTAGAACAAAAAATAAAAGAAGATAAGATTCCTTATGATAAATGGCTAGAAAGAGGACTTTTGAGACTCTGCCCAGGAAATAAAATACATCCAAAGGAAGTAACAAAATGGTTTTTAGAAGTTCGAGATGATTACGGAATCTATTTGCCATGGATAGGATATGATGCCTGGTCAGCAGAGTATTGGGTAGAAGAAATGAAAGGAAATTTTGGAGAAGAGGCTATGATTGAAGTGCATCAAGGTAAAAAGACCTTATCTGCTCCAATGAAAAACTTAGGAGCAGATCTAAAGTCAAAACTTATCAACTATAACAATAATCCTATTGATAAATGGTGTCTAAGTAATACCAATGTTGATACAGATAGAAACGGAAATATCCAACCAGACAAAGGCAGAAATGCACGATTGCGTATTGATGGAATGTCTGCATTATTAGATGCTTATGTGGTTTTAGAACAAAAGAAAAATGATTATCTGAATATGATTTAGGAGGTGTACGAGTGAAGAATGAAATAAGAAATATGCTTACTAATATTTTTGGAGATAAAAAACCGAAATATAAACATGTAACATCATTTAAGGCCCTAAACGATACTAATACAGTATTTTATGCTTGGAATGGCAAGATATTTGATAATAACACAGCGAGAACCGCAATTGGAACGAATGGAATGAACGCTGGAAAATTAAACCCAAAACATATTCGAAAATATGAAAATGAAATTAGAGAATCACCTAATAATAACATAGCGCGTTTAATGAAGGCACCTAATAAATATATGACAATATTTGATTTCTTACAAAAAATGATGAACCAAAGAGAAGAAAATAACAATGCCTTTGCATATATAGATAGGGACGAAAATGTAGCAGGAATGGATGGAGTTAGGGGAATTTATCCATTAAACTATTCATCTGTAGAATTGTATGAAGATGAAAAGAAGAATATGTATATCTATTTTAGATTTCGAAATGGAGAAGTGCATTTTGCTCCATATAAAGATATTATTCATATTCGTAAACATTTCAACGAAAATGATTTTTGGGGAGAAACAAATTCGAAAATTCTAAATTCCCCATTAAGCGTGATAAATGACACATCTCAAGGTATTTCTCACGCAATTAAAAACACAGCATTTCTACGAGGAATACTAGAGTTCAATCAAGTATTAAGACCAGATGATGTAGAAAAAAATGTTAAGGACTTTTCGGAAAGATACCTAGATATAGAAAAAAATAGAAATGGGATTGCCTATTCAGATCCAAGATATAAATTTCATGAATTAAAAAATGAACCGTATGTGCCAAACAAAGCACAGATGGATTACAGCAAACAGGAAATATATGAGTATTTTAATACAAATGAAAAGATTATCAAAGGAAATTTTACGGATGAGGAATGGATTGCTTATTTTGAAACAGCAATAGAGCCGTTTGCAATTCAACTAAGCCAAGAAATGACACGAAAGATATTTACACCAACAGAACTTACTTATGGCAATGAAATCATCTTAGAAGCAAATCGATTGGCGAATGCTTCAAATGATACAAAAGTAACAATCTGCAAGGAACTAGGACATCTGTTCACGATAAATGAGCAAAGAGAAATTTGGAACAGAGGACCAGTTCCTAGAGGAGATAAAAGACTACAATCCCTAAACTATGTGAACGCAGACAAAGCAGATGACTACCAATTAAATAAAAAGGAGGAGAACAAAAGTGAATAAGGAAACCGAATTACAAAAATTTTTGAAAACTAGAGATGATGATAGAATGTTTCGTGTTTTTCATAATTTACAAGTAAGAACAGAACGAAGACAAAATGAAGATGGTACCGAAACTCAAGAAATGATTGTAGAAGGACAAGCAGTTACCTTTGAACAAGAAACCGTATTATTTGAGTATGGAGAAACAGAATACAAGGAAATAATTGATAGAAACGCATTTTCAGAAACCGATATGTCAGATGTTATTTTCAACTACAATCACGGAGGAAAAGTTGTAGCAAGAACCAGAAATAATACTCTTGAATTAAGTGTTGATTCAAATGGATTAAATATCAAAGCAAGACTTGATGGAACTGAGGAAGGAAGAAAACT